TTCAAAACCGCTATGTGGCGTTAGGAGCGTCATGGGTGGGTTCGATTCCCACGTCCTCCCGCCAATAAATCCTTGATATTGTTGAGATACAAGGGAATTGAAAGGTTGAGATGTGCCACGTGTGTGCCGTAATGTGCCGGTGTGTCAATTCTCAGCCTTTCGACAGTTCGTCATCATGGTTCCCAGTGCTAATGATATTTCATCTTTATCCGATTGGTTTTCAAATAGGTGGGTATAGATGGACAGCGTGGTGGAAACATTGGCGTGGCCCATACGTTTGGAAACCGTGGCGGGGTCTATCCCCATAGAAATACATATGGATGCATAAGTGTGACGTAATGCATGGAGTGTAATCGGCTGCAGCCCGATGGACTCCATGTATTTTTTTAATTCTCTCACCGGTTTGTGCGTGTGGTAGGGCGTGCCGTCCGGATTCTTGATGAGATACGGATTGTCGTCCCAGAGAGCACCGAGAGCAAGCTTGCGCTCGATGTGATACCTTTTCAGCGCCTTAATATCTTTCACGACCGGATCCGGAAGAATGCATAGACGTTCCCCGGATTCCGTCTTCGTGTCCTTGATGAAGTCCTCGCCCAATCTCGTGTACCGGGTCCGCTGCACGTAGAACCTGCCGTCATCTTGAATATCATCCTCATGCAGTCCCATTATTTCCCCTCGGCGAAGGGAGCCGAATAATGCAAGCTCGAAACAGACTCTGGTATCAATATCCACCTTGTCCAAGTTGGCACAGAATCGTGCAAAATCATCTTGTGACAGGATCTCGATTTCTTTTTTTCGATTTTTCGGCATAAAGACATCGTGGCACGGAGAGCTTCGAAGCAGCTCCCAGGATGTTGCTATGGAGCAGCACATTCTCAGAATGGAATATGTATCCACAACTGTTTTCGGTGAGAGCGATTCTGACAGGTCGTTCACCCACTTCTGCAGCGCCCGGGGCGTGAGCTTGTTCAAATCCAGTAATCCGATGGACTTATCAATTCTATTCTTGGCGGCATTGTAGCCGTATACCGTATTGGGGGACTTATTGGCGACTATCTGCGGCCACACCTCATTGCACATATCCGACACGGTTTTGCATTCGGATATGTTGTTGATAGAATCCGTCCATGCATTAATCTTAGCCTGCAGCTCTCGCTTCGTCTTAGCCTGAATAACTTTTGATTTCCGCCGGCGCTTCCCGGTATAGTCCGGATCCAGGTTTACCCATACACGATACTTGTTCTTTTCCAGTTCCTTGATATGCATGGCAGCACCTCCTTGCAATAGTTCAACTTTTCAATCAACTTTCTAATCAGTAGTTCAACTTTTCAATCAACTTTCTAATCAGTAGTTCAACTTGTCAGAGTGGAAATTGGCAGAAACAAATGATAAAATAAAGTATGCTTGGTTAAAGTGGTTTTAGTAGATGATTTTGTTTCTACTGTTTCCGAGAAAACCATTTTGCGCACACCCGCAAAATGGTTTTCTTTTTTTGCATCCGGAATTTATTTCGAATATTCCATTTCCACCACCATGCGAAGCAGCGTCAGAACATATTCCGGCGGTTTCCGGGTGCCGTATTCCCAGTTCTGATAAGTTCGAAGCGGAATGTTATACTTCTTTGCAAAGTCTGTCTGATTGAGCCCTGTAAGCTCTATGATTTCTTTAATGTCCATTTTTTCCTCCATTCTTACTACTTACATACAATCGTCCCGGAATAGGAATGATACACGCCCACCAGTTCCCCGACGATGTAGCAATCCTGAACATCGGCTATGATGGGAGAATAATCCGAATTGCACGGCTGCAGGATTAATTTATCTTCCTGCCGGAAAACCTTCTTCAGGGACGCTTCCCGGTCCACTCCATGCACGACCGCATAGATCCAACCGGCCCGGAATTCAAAATCCTTCCGGAGAAATGCCATATCCCCATTGTAGATTTCCGCTTCCACCATGCTGTCACCGTTTACACGCAGTGCGTAATCCGCCTGAACAGTATTATCGATAAAAAAATTACCGACGAAGTTCTCATCAGCTACCGTGCCGTCACCGGCGCAGATTGTTCCAAGTATCGGCACCGGACGGGCTGCCGGGGTGATGATGTTCGGCGGGAGCGGGGGAACATCATCTAATGCCATAACATATGATGGGGCACAGCCAAAAATACGAGCCATTTCTGCGATTGTTGATTGCTTGATGTTCTTTACACGCCCATTTTCGTACTTGGCGACAGCTGAGGCTCCAATACCGAGCTTGTCGCCTAATTCAGTTTGCGTTAAACCAGCTTTAATTCTGAGTTCTTTTATCCTATTTCCCATATCCATATTAATCCACCTCCGTTGAAAGTGTCTTAATATTACCAATAAATGACAGAAAAAACAATAAAATCGATAAAAAAATAAAAAATTAAGTTAAAAATGTCTTGACGAGACAAACGTTTAATGTTAATATGCAATTGTCTTAAAAAGACAGAAAACGAAAGGAGTTAAAATGAATAAGAGATATCTGGAAGCGGAAATGAAGCGTTACGGCGACACAGGAAGCACACTGGCAGAGGCATTGGGAATCTCTGAAGTGACACTATCCCGCAAAAAGAACGGTGAAAGCGACTTTACACGCGGTGAAATGGCAGTGATTAAGAATCGGTATAATCTTACGGCTGATCTTGTCGACGTAATTTTTTTTACAGAATGATTGTCTTAAAAAGACAACCACAGACGAAAGGAGAAAACCATGGACAAGAAACCGGAAACCACCATCCTGACGGTGAAGGAAGCGGCCGAACGCTGGAAAATCTCGTACAGCAATCTCGTCCGCATGATTCACGCGAACGAGATCCCATTCATCCAGATCGGGAAGAGATCCTACCGGCTGCGGGAAGAAGACTTCATTCAGGCAATGACTGCCGCCCGGCCGAAAGGACCGGTGGAGAAGCTGGCGGACATGATCCGCGATTTCCCGGCAGAGGACATCTGGGAGATGGAACGGTACGCCGAATTCTTGGCAGCAAAACGAGAGCTGCCGAAAAAGAAGAAAGCCACCACCGGACCGATGGGCACGGAACTGCCGGAAAACTGGAGAAGGGCATAGGCCCGGAAACTATCACTCAACCAATGCGTTCCAACGCGATAGAACGCGTTAAAACTCGAAAAAACGCGTTAAAACTCGAGTGAAACTTAGCGAAACTTAAAACTAAAATCGAAAAAGTTAAAACTAAAGAAGTTATAGAAAAGGAGAATACTGAAATGATTAAGACCGTGAACGGAAAAACGAAAGCAATGGGGAGTAACGCCGAACTCATGACGGATTTTATGGGAACTGCAGAGGCTCTTCTCAGAAGAACCAAAATTACAGCAGAGCAGCTGCATCAAGCAATTAAGCTTGCAGAGATGGCAAATGAGGTGGTTGCAAAAATCGGCGAATGCCTTGATGATTTTGACGATGAGAAACCGGAAACAGAGAATGAGCCGGCAGAGGAGAAGACTACTGCGAAAAAAGGAGCTGTAAAGGAAATCGTACTGGAAGATGATGACCTGGATGAAATGCTGGAATGGCTGAAAGGGGAGCTCGAGGAGCTGAAGGAGAGGTTCGATGACTAAGCAGAAAACGATGTTCTCGGACATCGCTGCCGAAGTGAACCGCCTTCGGCCGCCCGAAACCGAGCTGGAAAAGCTTCGGCGGGTAGAGAGAAGTATTTTTACCGAAATGGCCGCCTGCGAGCGCGTGCGATCGAGCGCAATGGAAAACTACTGCCGGAAGGGCGATGATGAATCAAAGGTGATGTATGCGTACTTCGATGGCGCATTCCACACAATCTGGAACCTGATTAAGGAGAACCATTTGGAAGTGGAGTATCACGAATTCACGAGAGCGCGGCAGAGAGCTGAGAGAGAAGAGGACAAAGGAATGGGTGCCGGGAGGACCGGCACCGGGGAAGGAGCGGAAGATGTCTTATAAGATGCTGTGGGAAACCATGAAGGAGGCACTGGAGTGCCGTGTGGAAGACGAGGCAGAGGATGAGTATAAGTATATCCGGCTGAGCACGCTGCTGAAGCTGATGAATGAGCAGGAAGAAGCCGCCGGCGGAAAGAAGTGGTACAACGGAGAAATCGGCTACGATATTCCAATCACCATCGTGGGAGTGATCGGATTCTTGCTGATGGGCGCCGGACTGTTCGCACTGGTGCTGCAGGTGTATGGACTGTAGGAGGGTGCGATGAAGAACAGAGAGAAGTTCAGAGATGAGATTGTGGGAGCAATCAAAGAAGACAATGACGAGAACGGAAAAATGTGCTGTTTCTTGAAGGATAACGTAATCCCCCGATTCATATCCGAAGGTGACATGGAGCTGGGCGTGTGCGGTGGTTTGGACTGCCACACATGCGCAAAGATGTTCGCATTCTGGTTAGAGGAAGAGTACATTGAACCACCAAAGCCCAAAGTGAACTGGAGCAAGGTTCCGGTCGATACGCTGGTACAGGTAAGGGACGACGAAAACGACAAGTGGGCATTGCGGTATTTCAAGTGGTTCGTAAACGGGCACCGCACTCCAGTCGTGACATGGGCTGCCGGAGCGACAAGTAAAACAGCAGAGGGTTGTACAGAATACTGGAAATACTGCGAACTGGCAGAGGAGGAATAAGGCAAAACCATTTTCGTGATGACACGAAAATGCTAAGAGGGGCACCCGGACGAACCGGAATGCCCCTCAAACGAAAAGATTAAAACCAAGATTATTATAACACAACGAACAAGGAATATGAAATGGCAAAGGGAACGAAGAAGTACATCCTGAAGAAGTGGTGCATACTGCGAAACGGAAAGACGGACCGCCATGAGACAGAATTCGACGACATACAGCAGGGCCTGCAGTGGGTAGAGATATTCCGGGACACATATGCAGATCTCCGCCGCAGAGGGATTATACAGAACTACGGCATTGAGCTGGTGGAATCAAAGGAGCGAAAATGAAAAGAAAACCGAAACCGACAAGCACACCGAATATGAACCTCGTGGCCGATAACCCGAACTGCACAAACTGCATATACCGGGACAAGGGAAGCATATTCCGGTGGTACTGCAACTACCTCGAAATGGAAGATAAACCAAGAGGGTGCGACGTGAACGGATGCACGAAGAAGATTGAAAAATCAAAGCCGAAAAAGAAGAAGGCGACCGCCGACAAACCGAACGGCTGGGAGCTGACGAAAGAAGAACAGATGGCACTGAAGCGGAAAAAGAACAAGCAGTTCCACACGAGAAGAGTATTCCATCATTTCTGCAAGGACTGCGGCGCATTCTTTCAGAGCTACGCACCGGGTACGAAGTGGTGCGAAACATGCAAAAAGAAAAGACAACGATAATAATCAGCAGGGTATGGCAGTGGTGCCGACAACGATAACCTTTAAAAAACCTTCAACGATGCAAATTACACACTAAAAGCCATAACCTTACGTTTGAAATCACAATATTCATGCGTCGGCATCACTGCCATGCCCTGCATCGGAGGAAACCAAAATGTACAAACTGAAGAAGCCGGAGAAAATCCCGGTGGAAACCTTACTGGGAGAAATAGAAATGAAGGGGCGTATGGCGCCCAACTTGGTTACATATTCATCCGAAGCACCGGGAACCGGGTACATCGTCGACACGGAAGAGGGAGATGTGCTGATGATTACAGCAAGAAACGGGAATGTCCGTATCCGGATGGAAGATGTATCCGCAATTGCAGAAGAGCTGCATAACATTCTGGAAGACATGGTGTGGCTTCATGGATGGAGAAAGGAATAGGAATGGAAGCAAAGTTTACAATCCCGGGCAGAGCAATCCCGAAAGCGAGACCGAGAGTAACGCGGGCCGGGTATGCCTACACACCGAGAACAACACAGCAGTTCGAACAGATGGTTCGAATCGCATACCATAACCAGTGCGGAAACTTCGAATTCCCGAAGGGCGCACCATTGGTGATGAACATTGAGTTCTGCTTCGAACCGCCGAAGAGCTGGCCAAAGCAGAAGCGAGAGAAAGCAATCCAGCGAAAGAAGTATCCGACCGCAAGGCCGGACTTGGATAATCTCTGGAAGGCGGTGGCAGATGCACTGAATGGGATCGCCTACAACGACGACAGCCAGATTGTGGTCATCACCTGCCGGAAAGTATACGGCGAGAAATTCAGAAGCAATGTTCAAATCGCCACACTGAATTATTAGAAATTAACCGAGTGCAATTAGGCACAATCAACAATGCTATAAAGGCGGGCACAAGCTATTACTAAAAATTTAAGACAGATATATATGTATCACGAACCACAACAAACTGATTGGTATGGTTGCCAGAGTGCAAGTAATAAGGAATAGTATACCTCAGTAATTCATAATTGTTTTCACAACACAAATAATTCATTGCCCGCCTTTATATATATGAACATGAGCAAAGGAGAAAAACAAAATGTCAGAAATCAAATTCGAAAAGCTGGAGCATATTGCAACACTGGCGGAGACTTCCGGAGGCTACACTCTGGAAGTCAATTTGGTATCTTGGAACGATAAAGAAGCCAAAGTGGATATCAGAAGATGGGACCCACAGGGCAACCCGAAGAAGGGGATTGCCCTGAGCACCACAGAAGCACTGGAAGCTGCAGAGGCGATTCTGCAGAAGGTGAATTTCTAAAATTACCCGATAGGTAATGCTGAATGAAAAGGAGAAGATGATGAAAGATTACTTCATGGGAATGATCGCCGGAATTCTTTTCGGCACGCTGCTGATAGCTATAGTAAGACATTTCTTATAATATCAGAAATGACCGTGACGGCAACGCCGGAAATAAAACCATAGAAACGATTGATCCATATATCATGCCTTTCCAGCTGGTATATAGAGAATCCGGTGTGCGTGGTGACAATATGACAGATATCACCGCCCCACGAACGCTGCACCTTAATGCATCCGGAGGCTTCAAGGATAGATATCACCTGAAGGTCTTTCTTTCCTTGAATTAAGGATAAGTCGTCTCCGGACAGCGTTCCGTTCTTAGAATTCAATAGGGAAATAAACTTGTTGATTCTTCTACGAATGAATAAATTGCGCATAATATGATTCCTCCTTAGAGGAATTCTAACACGCCGGGAGACATACGGCAACGAACAATAACATGCTCCGGAAGGGGAAATGATTGCGGCCAGAGCGCCGCATTAAACCTTGATAAGAGTATTAACAATAGAACCATTAAGATAGGAAGTACTGGAGAAAAGGAAGGACCGGATGAAATTCATTAGGGAAGTATGTGTGGCCGGAGCAGTGGTAGACGTGTCACTGAAATCCACACAAAAACAACTCAGTGTGAGAGCACCGAAGACGAAGCCTTCCCGAGAGGCAGTGATCAAGAATAATGACAGAATTGCATACAAGAGATTGGCCCGGACTCTGAACGCAAATTTCTATCCGGGAGACTGGCATATCACATTGACGTACAGCGGGGAGATCCCGACACAGGCAGAGGCAAAGAAGGACCTGAATAATTTTCTCCGGAGGATGAAGAGAGAATTCCGGAAGCTGGGGAAACAGATGAAGTATGTTGTGGTGACCGAATACGAGAATCACAGAATTCATCATCACGTGGTAATGAATTATATCGATATCCAAATCATCACGAAGCAGTGGGAGAAGGGAAGAGTCCGCTGCACTGCATTGGACGATAGCCGGAACTACCAGAAGCTGGCAAGCTATCTCATCAAGGAAACCCAGAAGACATTCCGCAAGGCGGACAACATGACAAAGAGACGGTATCGGGCAAGTAGGAACCTGGTGCATCCGATTGTGGTAACACAGGAAGTAAAGTTATCCAAGGTGATGTGGGAAGAGCCGAAAGCATTCAAGGGTTATGCCATCGATGAAGACTCGATTAGAAGGTTCGAGAATCCGTGCACTCACATTCCGCATTTAGAATACATGATGGTCTCCACTGATCCGGTACCGCGACTCAAGAAGTGGCGGAACGGAACGGCAGTGAAGAAGCAGGAAACCTACATGCGGGCAGAGGAACTGAAGCAGATGGAAATGAGCGATTACGAATCGTGGGGCACATTGTAATGATGTGCAGATTTGAAGTAGACGAAAAGACAGACCGGAGGATAATGCAGCAGGAAGAACAAGGAGAATCAATGACGGCAAAAGAATATCTGAATCTGTTCCGGAGAATGCAAGAGCGTATCCGGGAAATGAATTTGTCCATTCAGCGGATTGAGGACCAGCTGGACGTGAAGGGCATGAGCTATGATGGAATGCCGGGAGGAGGAAACGGAACTGACCGGACGGCGGAACTGGTGAGCAAGATGTGCGATATTAAAATGCAGAGGGAGGTAACGAAGCAAGCCGCCCAGATTATTTGCGTGGAAATCGAAAATGTAATTGATAAGGTGAAAGACCACGATGAGAGCAGATTGCTGTATGACCGCTATGTGCTGGGGCAGGAATTTGAAACAATCGCAGAGGACCTGCATGTAAGCTACAGGCAGGCAACAAGGATTCATGGGTCCGCACTGCTGTCCGTGGGGAAAATTCTGGAGGATTGTGAAATCTGTCCTACAATGTCCTAGAATGTCCTATAGAGTGTGAGTATAATGATAGCGTGGAATATTAGAGAGGGCGCATCCCGGACTTAACATCTGGGAGCGCCTTTCCCAATGGGAAATTTAGCGTCACCGAAAGGTGGCGCTTTTTGGTACACGAATTTAAGAATGCAGAGGGGAAGACATGGGAAAGTATCACATCACACATGATTATGACAGCTTGCTGGATGAGCTGCTGAAGCTGGAGGAAAGATTAGCATATATCAGCGAGAACGGAATCGCGGTCGGCATTGTGGCCAGCGAGGTGGCTAAGAAGAAATCCGGAGGAACATTCAGGGTACATGCGGACTGCCGGAAGGTTCCGGCATACTGGAGAACATTCGTTCCATATGATTTCCTGATTACAATCTACGAACCGAACTGCGCGGGAATGGATATAGACCAGCTGAGAATTCTGCTCATGCATGAGCTGCTTCACATCGGTGTGAGAGAAGACGACCCGCTGAAGACATTTGTTCGGGACCATGACTTGACAGACTTCCGCTGCATTGTTGATGAATACGGCAGAGACTGGAGCAAGACAAGGACAGAGTAATGGCAGGCAAGAGGAACCGTAACCGTCCCGACCAAAGCGGTGTGCACCGGGGAGCGTTCGAGCGGAATAAAAAGAAAATCTACGCCACGCAAACAGTATGCGGTATCTGCGGAAAGCCGGTGGACTTTAATTTAAAGTACCCCCATCCTTTAAGCCCCTGCATTGACCATATCATCCCCATAGCCAAGGGTGGCCATCCGTCCGACCTGGACAACCTGCAGCTGGCACACTGGACATGCAACCGGCAGAAGTCGGATAAGCTGGTGGCAAGAAGTGATATGAAGGTGCAGGAAGTAATCAGCAACAGAGTTCTTCCACAGTCAATGGACTGGAGGAACTTCCGAAAGATTCAGGCAGAGGCAGAGCGGAACGAAAGTAAAGCTATATCAGAGCCAAAGCAAAGCGAAAACAAAGAAAAAGCAAAACTAAAACAGAGAGTTATGCTTTAAAGAAAAAATAATTTTATACCGGGGGGTGGGTAACCCCGGGGACCCCCGGCCGGAACTTCACGCCGTCACTACGAATATTTCTCGCTGAATCGGATCGGCGCGAGAACAGAAAAAATTTTTTTGGAGGAAAAGAATGAGCGACTACATGGGTATGGAATACCTTCGGAGAAAATTGAATCAGAAAAGGCAGCGGGTGAATCTCCGGTACAAATACTACGACATGAAGAACTATACCAGAGACTTCGGTATCAGTACGCCGCCGGAATTGCGGGCGTTCAATTCTAGTTTGGGGTGGTGCGCCAAGGCGGTGGATTCCCTGGCGGATCGGGTGGTATTTAACGAATTCCGAAACGATATTCTGGCAATGAATGAAATCTACCAGATGAACAACCCGGATATCCTGTTTCGGTCCGCAGAGCTGTCGGCAATGATTGCCGGATGCGCGTTCATCTACATTCAGCCGGCGGAAAAGAAAAATGAAGCGCCGTTGATGCAGGTGATAGACGGGGCAAATGCCACCGGAATCATCGACACGGTCACCGGGCTTCTCAAAGAAGGATATGCCGTCATGGAAAGAGACGAGTATGGAACGGTGCTGACTGAGGCGTACTTTCTGCCGAACGAAACACTGGTGTACCACAAAGGGGAGACAGGCGCAATGCGAATCCGGCACGTGGTAAATTATCCGCTGCTGGTGCCGGTGATTTATAGACCGGGAGCCAAAAGACCATTTGGCCACTCCAGAATCAGCAGGGCGTGCATGTCACTGATGAGCTCTGCAATACGTACGATGAAGCGCTCGGAGATTTCTGCCGAGTTCTTTTCATATCCGCAGAAATGGGTAACAGGACTTTCAGAGGATAACGAGATTGCGGATAAGTGGAGAGCCAGCATGGCTACGCTGATTGCAATCACCAAGGACGAGGACGGAGACAAGCCAACATTCGGCCAGTTCATGCAGCAGTCCATGACGCCCCATGTGGACCATCTGAAAATGTTCGCATCCATGTTTGCCGGGGAAACCGGATTGACGTTGGACGACCTGGGATTCCCGACGGCGAATCCATCCAGTGCCGATGCCATCAAGGCAGCGCATGATTCTTTGAGATTGACCGCAAGGGCAGCACAGCGTTCCTTCGGTTCAGGATTCCGGAATGCGGGGTATTTGGCTGCATGTCTGAGAGACGAACATATGTATACCCGGAATATTGCGTGCAAAGCGATTGCCACATGGGAGCCAATCTTCGAGCCGGATGCATCTATGCTCAGCTCCATCGGTGACGGAGTGCTGAAGCTGAATCAGGCGGTAGAGGGCTATGTGGATGAAGAAATGATGGGAGATCTCACTGGAATTCGAAAGATTGAGGAAGATTAAGAATGAAAGACGTGGCACCGGAACTGCTGGAGAAATTGAATAAGACTTTTGGCCAGAAAGTTGTAATAGATCCGCAAATTCGGTCATACAAGAAAAAACTGGAAGCGGGAAAATTAACTGAGCGAGATTGTGCATTGTACATCCGAAAGGTGGTATCTATTGCGAGCGCATCGGTTACAGACGTTATGAAGCCGAAGAATCTTCCGGATGGGAAGCTGTATTGGAATATTGCAGAGGCGGCACTGGTACCATTTCTGAAAAACGTGATCAATCAGATGAACGATATAGCAGTTAAAACGATGAAAGATTCAGACAGGAAAAAGAATATCAATATCAAAGTCAAAAGAATTCGGTATCCGGAAGGTCAAATTCAGAGTTATCTCAACATGGTTGTAAATAATAGCCTGCGCGCAGAAGGAGAAGAAGATGAAGCGGGGAACTGATGATAACGATAACAAGAAATTGAAGCCCGCAGCGCTTGAGAATATTCTAATCGGAGCATATGATGATTCTGTTAAAGAAAATGCAGAAATCAGAGCGGAAGCGGGGTTGACGGAAACAATCACAAGAGAAGCCATAGGTGGATGTTGTGATTGGTGTTCCAAACTGGAAGGGACCTATAAGTATGGCGAGGAACCAAAAGATGTCTATAAAAAACATGATAATTGCACGTGCGTTGTAACAGCAAAAACAGATAAGGGCTATACTGATGTGTGGTCAAAAGAACAGTATCGGAATCAGATAGAAGCGAGGAATGCCCGAGCAAAAGCAATTGAGGAAGGGCAGAATGAGATAAAAGCGAAATCCAACAACGCGAAAAGTTTGGAGATAATAGCAATAGGGAAAAATATTGTTGATAGAATCAGCAGAGTAAATACCGGTGGACATAGCGTTGGAAAAATACTAGAATATTATAAAATTGATGTGAACGTAGAAGAAGCTGTAGATGCAGCAAGAAAAGGTAAAAGGCACGCCGGCACGTATAACGATGCAATAAAAAAGACGGAGGGGCAGTTAAAACGATCTATAGAGTCGCACAGCGAAGAAGTGTCGGAACATGCAGAAAAAATAAAGCATCCGGAATTATATGATAGTGGATGGAGCGAAAAAACAGAAAAAGCAAAAAATGGTCTTATTAAGAAATGGAAAAAAGATATGAAGCGGAATGCTGAACAAGCATATATTGAAGCGGTTGTGTATGCAGAAAGGTTTAAATAAAATGAACAAAGACATAATGAAAGAAATAATTGAAAACATCAAGGAAAATGCGGATGAGTTAAAGAGTAAAGAAAAATTAAATGAAGTGGAATTTGGAGAATTGTTAGGGTATATGGAAGCATTAACTATTATGAAGGGCGCATGCGCGGGATACGACGTCGAAGAGTTGGGACTAGGGTTTGATATTGAAAAAGAGTATTTAAAATAAAGGCTCTTCATGAATATTTTGAAATCAGAATCATAAAGAATAGTTAGACATTGAAAAAGAGCAAGGGGGAATCGGAATGGCGAAGAATGATTACGATACGATTCTATATAAGTTGCTGATATACCTATATGCATGCCTTAAGCGCGAAATCGTTTTTGATGAAGATGTTTTTAACAGTACGGTACGGCAATGTGCCGGCAATGAACAATATTTTGCAGAAATACTAGATATGGCACAGGCAGAGGGACTCATCACAGGGGTAGTTGTTACCAGGGCGTGGGGAAATGAGTTGATTATTTCATCTCCTGCAGAGGATATGAAAATAACAGCGGCAGGAATCCATTACATCAAAGAAAACAGCCAGATGAAGAAGGCGCAGGAGACATTGAAGAATTCAGCAGACATAATGGCGTGGCTGATTAAGAAAGTGAAAATATGATGCAGATTGCCTTGCACAATAAGGAGAAAAAATAAAATGGCAAAAGATGATTATCATGTAATCGTATGCAAAATTTTAAAGTACTTGTATGCATGCCTGAAAACCGGTGAAGATGTGGATAGTGACAAGCTGATGGAAATCATCGGAGACCTCCCGGAGCGGTATGCAGAATATATTATCAGAGCACTGCATGAAGAAGGATATGTAACAGGATCATATTCGGAGACGATGCGAGGGAAAGAAAAGCCTCAGTTAACAGCTGCAACGATGATTACTCCGAAAGGAATTGAGTATATCGCAGATAACAAGTACATGATCAAAGTGAAAGATTATTTAGACAGACATTAAGAGGCCGCCTTCGGGCGGTTTTCTAATGCGCATTTTTTGACAAAAGAACAGGTTAAAAGAGAAAGGGATAGGAGGAAGCATGGAATTAATTATACGAGCAGTGGGATTATTAATATTCGCGATTGGAGTGGCGCTGCTGGTGAAGTAGCAGCACAAAATACTGCAGAGGGGAAAACATGACAGAAAGAAAAGGCCGTCAGACTCCCACTCAGTCGTTGGTGCTTCCATACCGAGAAACCCACGGAACGGAAGCCGTCAGAATATATAACAGTACCGGAAAGACCGCACAGGAATGGCAGGAGCTGCTTCTGTGCGACATGATGGCATACAATGAAGAGGGATTATGGACACATACCAAATACGGGTATTCCGTCCCCCGCCGTAACGGAAAGAACGAAGTTGTGGCAATGCGGGAGCTTTACGGAATCATGAACGGAGAGAGCATTCTCCACACGGCGCACAGAACACCAACATCTCATTCCGCATGGGAACGCCTCTGCATGCTGATGGCAAAGACCGGACTGAAAGAGGGAGAAGATTACAAGACACTGAAACAGTTCGGACTGGAACAGATCACCATGCTGAAGCAGGACGGAAGAGTGAACTTCCGAACCCGATCCAGTAAAGGCGGACTGGGCGAAGGATACGACTTGCTGGTGGTGGATGAGGCACAGGAATATACCGATGATCAAGCATCCGCACTGAAATACATCGTTACATCTTCAGAGAATCCGCAAACCGTTTTCTGCGGAACACCACCCACACCGGTATCTTCCGGAACCGTTTTTTCGAAAATGCGGGAATCGGCCATCAGTGGCCGGGCGCAGAATACCGGCTGGGCGGAATGGTCCGTTCCGGAAATGTCGGAGCCCACCGACCGGGAACTGTGGTACGAGACGAACCCATCACTGGGAACTGTTTTTACCGAGCGATCCGTTGCGGACGAGATTGGCCCGGACGAGACGGATTTTAACATTCAGAGATTGGGCTTGTGGCTCCGGTACAACCAGAAGTCGGCCATCACCGAAAAGGAATGGACGGAACTGGCCGTGCAGAGGCTGCCGAAGCTGGTGGGCGATATCTATGCCGCGGTGAAGTTCAGCCACGACAGCACCACCGTAACACTGTCTGTTGCCGTAAAAACGCCCGGCAGAAAAGTGTTCGTGGAGGCCGTAGACTGCCGGACAACCCGGGAGGGAAACGGCTGGCTGATTAATTTCCTTCGGGACATGAAACCGAGGAAGATTATCGTGGACGGTGCCAACGGCGCACAGCAGATTCTGGAAAAAGAGCTGAAAGAGAACCGCGTAAAGGGCGTGATTCTGCCGACTGTGCGGGAGGTCATTTTGGCCAACTCACTGTTTGAGCAGTGTCTGTTCGAAGGCAGCATCTGCCATTGCAACCAAGAGAGCTTGAAACAGTCCGTGGCCAACTGCGAACACCGGGCAATCGGTTCTTCCGGAGGCTTCGGCTATCGCTCCATCAAGGACAGAGTGGATGTTACGCTGACCGAGAGTGTGGCACTGGCATTCTGGGTTTGCCATGAGGACAAGACGAGAAGAAAGCAGAAAGTAACATATTAGGAGGATTATACAGGGCAGCTGCAAAAGGCTGTCTTTTATAATACATATTTTACCGTCCCACCGGGTTAAGTGGAGAAAGGAAATTATCACCATGGAAGCATTTAAACCAATTACAACGCAGGAAGAGCTGAACGCAGTCATCGGCGACCGCGTCACGAAGGCGAGAGCCAGTGAGCGAAAAACCGTAGAGGAAGAGTTCACTCAGAAGTACGCAGATTACGATTCCATCAAGAACACTTTAACAGAGAAAGAGAATCGGATTACTGAATTAGGCAAAGAGCTGGAACAGGCAAAGAATGCCGGAAGCACCAACGACAAGACAATCAAGGAGCTTCAGGAGAAAGTGCAGAAGTACGAGTCCGACTCGGTAAAAACGAGAATTGCACAGGAATTCGGCCTGGATGCCAGCCTTGCAAATAGATTGACCGGAGAGACGGAGGAAGACATTCGAAAGGATGCAGAGGCACTGAAGAGCATCGTCGGCAGCACTTCGGTGCAGCGCATCAACTTCAGTCCGGAATCGACGGCGAAAGAAGAAGAAAATGCAGCACTGAAGAATATGCTGCAGGCAATGAAAGGAGAATAAGATATGGCAATTGGAACTAAAGGAACACTGTTTGACCCGGTACTGGTAGCAGATCTGGCAACGAAGGTTAAAGGACACTCTTCCCTGGCGATGCTGTCCGGGCAGACTCCGGTATCCTTCAACGGAAACAAGGAATTCACCTTCTCTCTGGATGCGGACGTGGACATCGTGGCAGAGAACGGAAAGAAGTCCCACGGCGGATTGACAATCACACCGATTGTAATCGCACCGATTAAGTTTGAGTATGGCGCAAGAGTATCCGACGAGTTTATGACCGCAACGGAAGAGGCTCAGCTGAATATTCTGCAGGCCTTCAACGACGGATTCGCGAAGAAGGTAGCAAGAGGTCTCGACATCGCCGCATTCCACGGCTTCAACCCGAGAACCGGCACTGCTTCCGATGTTGTTGGAAACAACTGCTTCGATAAGGCGGTTACCCAGACCGTGGATTATGTGGCCGCTAAGGTGGACGACAATATTGAGGCAGCTATTGCCCTGGTAGAGGGCTCCGATGGAGACATTTCCGGAATGGCTGCAACCCCGGCCGTTCGTCAGGCACTGGCTGCACTGAAGACTACTGCGGGCGAGAGACTGTATCCGGATCTGGCTTGGGGCGGAAACCCGGGAACCGTGAACGGTCTGCCGGTAGACTTCAACAGAACTGTTGCAGTGGGCAATACGGACCAGGTAATCGTGGGAGACTTCGCCAACATGTTTAAGTGGGGCTATGCGAAGGAGATTCCGCTGGAGGTAATTCCATACGGCGATCCGGATAATACCGGTGTGGACCTGAAGGGCTCCAACCAGGTTTATCTGAGAGCAGAGGTATATCTCGGCTGGGGAATCCTGGACGAGAAGTCCTTCGCACGGGTTAAGAACAATGCCTAAGTACGTGAATACCAGAACCGGGGCGGTCGTAGAGACCGCTTCGGTGTGCTCCGGAGAGGACTGGGAAGAACTGAAAGAGAGTAAACCGAAGAAACCCGCTGCGAAGAAGCAGCAGAAAAACGAAAAACGCTGCACAAGCGCAGCGGAAAAGGACGTGAAGACCGATGAATAATTTTGCAGAGGTTGAGGACATCAAAGCACTGTGGAGGAATTTAAGCACCGAGGAAGAGGCGAGAGCAGAGGCACTGCTTCCGGTGATCGCTTCTTCCCTCCGGATGGAAGCGGATAAGGTGGGGAAAGACCTGGACGAGATGATTCGGCAAAAACCTTATCTCGCGGATGTGGCAAAGTCGGTGACCGTGGATGTGGTGGCCAGAACGCTCATGACATCCACCAATCAGGAGCCGGTGTCTCAGTTTGCAGAATCGGCTATGGGATATTCCATCTCCGGCACGTATCTGGTACCCGGGGGTGGACTTTTCATTAAGAAGAGCGAACTGGCCAGATTGGGACTTCGGCGTCAGCAGATGAAAGGAATTGAATTATGGGCAGAGGACTCCATGGAATAGATGTAATCCTGTACGAGAAAAACAGAATCGGCACGGACGATTTCAACCGTCCAATCTATGACGAACTGCCGGAGGTTGTTCCGGATGTGCTGGTGGGAGAACCGACGTCCACGGAAGTTCTGGACACGCTGAACATCACCGGGAAGAAGCTGGTGTACACACTGGCCATACCGAAAGGCGATACCCACGACTGGAAGGACCGCAAGGTGGAATTTTTCGGAAAGAAATTCCGGACATTCGGGGAACCGATTGAAGGGATTGAGGACATGATGCCGCTGAGATGGAACAAGAAAGTACAGGTGGAACGGTATGAGTAGTGTGAAGATTAAGCTGAATACCTCCGGGGTGCGAGAGCTTCTGAGAAGCAGTGAGCTGCAGGAAGAATGCGTATCCTATGCACAGCAGATTCAGGGGGCCGCCGGAGAACACTTTGCCGTGGAGAACCGGAGCTATCCGGAAAGAAAAGGTGCTGCAGTATACCCGGCAGATGATGTAGGTTATTACGACAACATGAAGAACAACACACTGGTGAAGGCAATGGGAGCCGCGAAAGGAAAATAATGATTGAGAAAACAGTGATTAAGTACCTGAGCGAGAAAATGAAGTCGGTGCCGGTTCTGATGGAATATCCGGAGAAGATGGACAGCACTCCATACGTGGTGATGGAGAAAACCGGATCCGGAGAGTATAACTGCATCAAGTCGGCCACCATCGCTTTGCAGTCGGTGGAGGAATCCCTGCAGAAGGCAGCGGAACTGAATGAGGCGGTAAAGGCGGCCATGGACGAATTGGCCGAACTCCGGGGAATCGGAGCCGTAAGCCTGAACAGCGATTATAATTTTACCGACAGCACCACGAAGCAGTATCGATATCAGGCGATATATAACATTACGTATTGCGAATAGGAAGGAGAGACAATATGGCGAACAATGTGAAGAACATTTCTACCGTTAAACCGAGCGTGCAGGGTGCCATCTGGATTGGCGGGGCAGAGGCAGCAGTGCCCACAACCGCAACCGGGGAGCTGACCGGATTCGAGTGTCTGGGCACCGTATCGGAAGACGGCGTGAAGAAGAAAATCTCAAGGGACTCTGAATCCATTAAGGATTGGGGCGGCAACACCGTGGCCACAATTCAGAAGGACTATGAAGCAACCTATGAATTCACGATGATTGAGATTCTGAACGAGAACGTGCTGAAAACGTATTACGGAGAAGATAACGTCACCGTAACCGGGAATAAAATTACCGTCAAGGGAAGTTCTGCCGAACTGCCGCAGAGACCGTGGGTAATCGATACCGTGCTGAACGACGGCAGAAAGTGCCGGGAAGTCATTCCGTGCGGAAAAATCTCGGACACCGGAGACATTGAGTACAAAAGAGACGAGGCCATGGGTTACGGAGTGACGGTGACCGCACTTCCGGATGCCGAGGGCAGACCGTTCTACATGTACTATGAATAAGGAGAATCAAGAGCATGATCAAAGAGACACTGAAAAACGGATTTGAAGTGGAAATCCCGGACGAGAATCTGGACGACTACGAGCTGTTGGAAGATTTGGCCGCATTGGATGAAGGGGAAGAGAACACCGGAAAGATTGTGAGCGCCTACAAGAGATTGCTGGGCGCGGAACAGTACAAGGCGCTGAAAGAGCATATTCGAGGTGAGGCGGGCCGCGTGTCTGCCACCGCAATGCTGGAAACGCTGCAGGAAATCTTCGAGCTTCAGGACGGCGAATTAAAAAACTGATAACCCTCACCAGAGTGATCCGGGACGACGAAAGACTTCTGATCTGCGATTTGGCAGAGACATATGGAATCTTTGATTACAGGCAGTTGCCCCTTCGGGTGGTGGCTGCCTTATTCTCTGGATTGAGGGAAGAATCAAGATTAGGACAGAAAATGCATGGTGTCCGAGGGGACCGGAAGGATTTATTGCTGGCAGTAATCGCCGATGAAACCCGGGCGATTCATGCGGCGC